AAGCAGAAGCAGAAGCAGAAGCAAAGATAACCAAGACATTGGGCAAATCGTCGCGCGCAAGCGCGACCAGCGTCAGTGATGATGAGTGGTTGAGATCACTCGCTCAAGACAAGACCTACAACGGGCTCGACGTTGTGCGCGAGCACGGCAAGATGCTGAACTGGTGCAAAGCGAACAACAAGACTGCTTCTCGACGTCGCTTCATCAACTGGTTGAACCGCGCTGAGCGTCCGATGTCGCGCACGGCGCCGAGCGCGCACGACGACGATCGCATCGAAGCTGAGATGAACGCATCTCGACGCAGATTGCAAGAATATCGCGAAAAGAAAGCGAGCAAGCTATGAGACCAGAGTTCGAGGTGACGATGGACGAGTTCAACGAGATGAGCAAGAGCGAGCAGATCAACGCGCTCTGCGACTTTCACGAGTGCAACGAGAAGAAGCGCAAGATTCACTTTCGACAATACGTGCACAAGCGTTGGAACCCGCACCCGCCGCGTCGCTTCGTGCAGTGGTGGGAGAAAGACGGTGGCGCGATCTTCACTGAGCAAAAGACCGGGCGTCGTTGGGCGGGCGTCGAGACTCGTGTCGCGTTCAACTGCGAAGCGGTGCGTGAAGCGTACCGTGAAGCGAAGCAGGTCGGGCTCGCATGATCATCTGCACGAAGACAGCGTTCAAGGACACGGCGGCGATCAGACGTCACCTCACGCGTCAGCGTCGCGACGGCAAACCGCGCAAGCAGCTCGCGCGCAGTTGTTACTTCTGCGCGCAGTGCGACGCGTTTCACTTGACCTATCCGGCGAAAGGCGGGCACAAGAAGCACTGATGAAAAAAATCGCGAAACGAATCGTCGATCGAATCTACTACTACTTCGAGATGATGGACGTCGAGCTGCCCGCGTTCACGCGCGAAGCAGTCGAAAAGGTTGTGACAGATGAACTGAAAAGAAACGAGAAGCGCGCCGCAATGCGCGGGCGCGAAGAAAGCGAGGACACAGAACATGGGCAAAACAGTTGAAGACTTGATTGAGTCGCGCGAGATGCGCGAGAAAAACCTGCGCGACTACGGCGGCGAAGCACCGACGTCAATCTTGCGCTACGACAAGAAGACAATGGCGCTCGATCTCATCGTCGAGAACGAGCGATCTTACGAGAACACAGCTGACTATGGCGCTTATGACTCAACGAGCGCGCTCGGTAAAGTCTTCGGTGTCAGTTCGCGCACGTGTCGCGGTGAGGGTGCTGGTCTCTCGCGCTTCCCGCAGAACGTAGGGCGCGCGCTGCTGCTGCTCTACACGAAAGCAGGTGATCGAGTGGTCGATCCTTTCGCTGGACACAACTCACGACTCGAACTCTGCTTTCGCGCCGGTCGCAGTTACTGGGGCAACGACATCAGCGCGAAGTTCCAAGCTGCGAACGCGCGCGTGCTCGAAGTGCTGCACGAAGAGCGCAAGAGCGACATGTTTCAATCGAGCGAAGAAGCGCCGATCGTGCGCTTGACGACAGGTGACTCGCGCAAGCTGCCGTGGGACAGTGGCGTCGGTGACTTCACGATCACGAGCCCACCCTACTACTGTCTCGAACATTACGGCGACGAGCCCGAGCAGCTTGGCAACAACGCGCGCTCGTATCAGCATTTCCTTGATCGACTGTTCGACGTGATGAAAGAAAACTTGCGCGTGCTCAAGAGCGGTCGCTTCTGCGTCTGGTGCGTGAACGACTTTCGCTTCGACGGTATCTTTCGTTCGTATCACAGCGACGTCATCAGGCTGATGAACAAGGCTGGCTTCGTGCAGCACGACATCGCGATCATCGACCTCGGCTCTTCGATCGCCGCCGCGTTCGTCAATCAGATTTTTGAGCGCAAGCTGCTGCCGAAGCGGCACGAGTATGCGCTGATCTTTCAAAAGCCAAGATGATGAAAACAAAAAAACCAAAGCAATACCAATTCGACTTCAGCAACACAAAGAGAGAACGACCGGAGCTGCCCGACTACGTGCGCGCGTGCAAGGGTCCGCTGCACAACGGCGAAAAAATCTCGACGACGCTCTTCGTGAGCGCGCGCTCGTGGTTCTGCCGCGAGTGTCAGCGCGAGATCGACAAGCAGCGTGGCAATTTGCGCGGCGAGCCGCGCACTGTGCGTAGTGAGCGATTGCGCCGTGACAAGCTCACTGCTGCTGCTGCGAACGAGTGACAACATTCGCGCTGAAAGAAGATCGCGTTCGCGTTGAGCGTCACCGCGTCGAGTCGATCGACGTGCTCGTCTACCGCGCAGACGACGCGATCAGTGACGGCTTCTCGCCCTACGTGAAGTGCGCGGTGCTGCCCGCGTTCTGCGACTGGGCTGCTGAGCACGGACTGCGTGCGCTCGGTTACTACGCATCGCGCGAATCCTTCTGGGTCGGCGATCTGAATCGCGAATGCGACAAGCGCGCGATCAAAGCAGTGATCACGCACCCGCGCACGAAAGAACCACCGCCGTGGGCGCGAGCGATCGGCGATTCACTCGTGCTGCTCAAGCCGAACGTGTATCAAGTGAACTTCAACATCAGTCGCAAGCAGCTCTTCGATCGCTTCGCTGAAACAGGGCTCATGCTGCCGATGGGCATCGACGTTTTTGCGTTCGTTGATCTGCAGACGAAGTTCTTCAAGCGTTACGCGCTGCCGAAAGCCGCAAGCTACATCGTGCCCACGGGAAGCGGCACCGCGCTCTCGTGTCTCGCGCTCGCATTGAGCAACAAGCAGAGCTGCACGCTGCACGGCGTCGTCAGCCGCCCGATCAAATCAGTGCAGCGCGTGATCGAGAACAACATCGCGATGAAGACGACGCCGATGATCGAACTGCACGACGACTCAACTGACGGCCACGATGCGACTGCTGATGACGCACCGTGGCCAGTCAGCAAGGGCTGGGAGCGACGCGCTTACGCGTGGCTGAAAAGCAACATCAGCTCGCTCACGCAGCCGATCTGCTTCGTCAGTCTCGGTCGTTAGCGCTTGCCCTTGCGCAGACGACGACGCTCAGCGCGTGCTTTCTTCTTCGCTGCGACGTGCGCGAGCGCTTTCCAACGCAAGAGCATTGCGTAGAGATCGCCCGCCATGATCGAGTGAGAGCTTGAACGACGACGACCACGCTCACGCAGCGTGATCAAGCCGTGCGGCCACACTTCGACGATCATGTCGTGACGATAGCCACGTGGCACATTCTCATCGCGCACTTTGATCTTTCGATAAGGTTTTCGATTCACGATGCGCTTGCACTTGCAATCGCACTGCGAATCGCCGTTGTTCGGGCACTCATCGTTGTGAACGTCATGCCACTCTTTGACGTGCCCAGTTGTGTTCTTTGTCATACAGGTTAGACAATCGAACAGTTTGCTAATTATGTCAAGCACGCTGTTGAGCGCTGAGACTCACGAGCGCAAAAAATAATTTGAACGCGCTTTTCCACACTTTCCTCGATCGACGACTCGCGAAAAATCGACAACTGCACGAGAGCGAAAAATTTTTTTCGAGCAAAATTCTCGTTTGACAGCTTTTTTCGCTCATGCGAGAAGCGAACGTCAACAGCAACGATGCGCGACAAAAACGGCAATCGCCCACAGCAAACTGAGGCGCAGCTGCTTCAACGCAAACGCGTGCTCAAACCGTTCACGAAAGGCTTCGACCCGCGACGCAATCTGAAAGGCCGCCCGAAGAGCTTTGAAGCGTTCCGCGCTCTCGCTCAAGAGATCGCTGCTCAGATGATCAAAGATGACAAGACTGGCGAGCTGCGCAGCAACGCTGAAGCAATGCTGCGCAACTGGGCAGCGAGCGCAGAACCACAGCTGCAGCGCGCGTTCATCGAATATGCTTTTGGGAAAGTGCCCGACAAGATCGACACCGATGTGCTCGACACGAAGACGACGCTCATTCTGCACTATGGCCACGAAAGAGAAAAGCGAGACGAAGATCATCGACGGCTATCTGCCGACGTTCCATAACGCGCAGATCGAGATCGCTGAGACTCGCGCACGCTACAAAGTGATCGCCGCTGGCCGCCGCTTCGGCAAAGGCGTGCTCGGTATCAGCGCCGCTTTTCACAAAGCGTCACGCAACAAGCACTGCAGATGGGTCGCACCGTCTTATGCGAGCGACTCGTATCAGTCGGGCTGGCGCATGGCGAATGAACTCGCACTGCAGATTCCCGGTTGTGAAGTGCAGCTGCAGAAGAAAGCGTTCGACTTCTCGCGCATCAACGGCGGCTGGTTGCAGTTTCGCACAGCTGAAGAACCAGACGCGCTGCGCGGTGAAGGCATCGACTTCGTCGTCTTCGATGAAGCTGCGCACGTCGATCATCTGCAAGAGATGTGGGAGCAATGCGTGCGCCCTTCGCTCATGGACTCGCGCGGCGACGCGTGGTTCATCAGCACGCCTTTCGGCTTCAACTACTTCAACGAACTCTATCAGCGCGGCTTTCACGACAGTGACTGGCACAACTTTCAGTATCCGACGAACGCGAACCCGCACATCGACAAGAAAGAGATCGCTGATCTGCGCAGAACATTGCCTGCACTCGTCGCGCGGCAAGAGATCGACGCCGAGTTCGTGCAGCTCGCTGGCGCGCTCTTCAAGCGTCAGAACATCATCGTGCTTGAGCACGAGCCGCAGAACGTCGCGTGGGTGCGCTCGTGGGACCTCGCGTTCACCGAGAAGACGACGAGCGACTTCACTGCAGGCGTGAAGATGGGCGTGACGCAAGACGGCATGATCGTCGTCGCTGACGTTGTGCGTGCGCGCATGGAGTGGCCTGACGCCGTGCGCTGCATCGCGAACACAGCTCACCTCGACGGCGTCGCAACGCGTCAAGGCATCGAAGTTGTGAGCGCGCAAGTCGGCATGATGCAGACATTGATGCGCGACCCGCTGCTTGTTGCGCACACGTTCACGCCGATCGAAGTCACACGCGACAAGCTTACGCGTGCGCTGCCCGTTGTCGCGCGCAGCGAGCAGGGCAAGTTCGCGATCGTGCGCGCAGCGTGGAATCAAGCGTTCATCGACGAGCTGTGCGCGTTTCCTGAGAGCGCGCACGATGATCAAGTCGATGCGACGAGCGGCGGCATGACACTGCTCACGCTGCCGACAGGCGCGATCACTGACATCGCGAAGATTCAC